AACAGCTTGATTAACAGCCTCCTGCCGGGATTTGAGACGATCCAGGGACGGGATGAACTCGGTGGTAATGAGACCGACCACGCCCCCGATAGCAGCGCCCCAGGGGCCAAAAATGCTCCCAATGAATGCGCCCCCAAGAGCAAACGCAGCGGTTTGAATCTGCTCAAGGTTGCGGACCAGGAACTTTACGGAGGTGACAACACGATCAATGACGCCCGGAAGCGCGGCCAGCGCGTCTTCCACCAAGTTGCGGATCTCTTCCGCGTTGGCCGCCACAGCCGTGATGACTTGGTTCTTGAGGGTCTGCCAGAAGGCGGTGAGGAGCTTGTTGACCTTCTCGATCGAAGTCGCGGCGTCCTCGTTCAGCGTCGCACCGAGCTTCGTGAAGGCCGTCTCCAACTCGCCGATGCGCCCGTTGGACTGCGCGACGACGTTCAGGAACTGCTCGCCAGCCGCCGAACCGAACAGCTGCTCGAGGACATTCTGACGCTCGCCGGTCTCCGAGAGCGTCCTGGCGCGCCGGATGACGGTGCGGAACAGGGACTCGGTGTCGTCCTTGAGCCCCTGAACCTGCTCCCGGCTCAGGCCGAGCTGACCAAAGGCGTTGCGGATCGAGTTCGAGGCATCGAGGTTCGTGAAGTCCTGCGCCGCTTTGAGAAGGTCCTGCAGCCCGCTGGAGAGGTTCTTCTGGTCCACGCCAAGCTGACGGGTAGCGAACTGGAGCTTCTGGAACTCGCTGGTGGCAAGGTTCACGCGCTCGGCGAGGTCCGCGATCTCCCCAGCCGCCTGCGAGGCCAGCGCAACGACGGCCGTCAGGCCCGCGGCCCCGACAGTGGGCGCGACCACGGTTCCGATGGCGGCACCGAGGCGCAAGAAAATGCCGCTCAGACCAGCCGTGCGGATGCCCAGCCGCCGCAACACCCGTGTCGTTCGGTCGGAGTTGCGGTTGAAGCTGGACATGTCGTCGGACGAGCCGCGGATGCCGTTCCGCATGCGCCCAAGAACGTCATCCGTGTTGTTGGCCGTGTCGTTGAAATCTTCGAGCGTGTCACGCGCACGCTCGACGTCGTCTTCGAAGTCGCTGAAGCTGTCCTCCGCCCGGCGGGCGGCGTTCGCCATGTCTTGGATGCGGTTGGATGACGTGTTGGCGTGGCTGGTGAGCGACTGCACCGCGTCCCGCGACAGCTGGATCTGCCGCCGGGCGCCTTGCATGGCGTCCCGCGTGTCACGGGTATTTTCCGCCAGACCCCGCAGGCTCATATCCGCCGCAACGGCCTCGCCCGACAGCTCGCTCATGCGCCGCCGGGCGGCTTCCATCTGCTCGTTCGCGAGTTCGAAGGAGCGCGTTACGGTGCCGACCTTGCGGCCCAGGTTGTCGTAGGCGACCCGCGTGGCCTTGGCCTCGCGCGCTGCCGAGCGCATCTGGGACGTGAACCCACGCAACTTCTTCGATGCGTTGTCGCGCATCGTGAGAATGAACCGAAGCTCTTCCGAGGTGGGCGACGTCCCAGCCATTGCGCGCCCGTGCGCCTCCTGCCGCCGCTGCAATCATGTGCAGCGGTTACTTCTTTTCGCGGTTGCGCTTTTCTTCCTGGGCTTGCTCCCAGTACCCCTCCAGTAGATGAAGAAGTCGCACCCCTCTAGCGGCTTGGTCGTTCATGCCACCATAATCGGGCAAAATGTTCTTCCGGAACATCCCGAACTGGACGAGAAGCTCGTCCCAATAAGACGGATTTTCGATGATGGTCTTCTTGGGACAGACAGGGCATTCTTCTCCATTCAGGACGACGGGGAGCATGGCCGGATTGGTCCAGTACCCGCCGTCCTCGTGGGTGCCGTCCTCAACCCACTCAGCGTCACAGCCGTACTGCTGGCGCTCTCCACGACTCGCCTTGCGGCAGTCGTGGTTTTCCATCAGGACGAGGGCGACGGCTCCCCGTTCGAGTTTTTTGCCTCACCCTGAGAGACCGAGTTCACGTTGCGGATGCGGCCAGCCAGCTCGGCCACAAGATCGGGCGAAAGACGCTCGATGCACTCGTCGGTCACGACATCGTACTCGCGCCCACCAACGGACTCCTTCTTCGTCTTCAGCTTGATCTTCTTGCCGCTGTCATCGAGGAAGTTGTCCCAATCCTTCAGGCCAAAGCGCACGAAGTCGATGTTGGCCTGGTTCATCTTCACGCGCGTCTCGACGTTGCCGTCCGCGCCGTCCTCGAAGGACATCGCGGCGTCCTGAATGCGCGACATGATGAACTTGTCGAGGGTGCCGAGCTTGAACTTCGTGGCGTTGTCGGTGCCCTTTGCCGGGTCCAGGTCGGACTCGTACCACTCGGAACGGGCGAGATTCAGGCCGGTAAGTGCCATCCTTGGTCCTCCTCCTTGGCTGCACTCAGTTGCAACACGCTTTTTGTTGCGGGGTCCGCCTGTAGCCACCCGGGCCCCGCGTGCAACACCTCAAAAAGAAGCCCCCGCCGAAGCGGGGGCCCAAGGAGGAGAGGGGGTAGAGCCGCTCTCAGGTGAACATCAAGCGGACCTCGTCGTTGCCCTTGTTGCGCGTGAAGAGCACGTTCGTGTCGAAGGTCCGATTGCCGTTCCGGTCGCCGTAGGAGAGACCGGAATACTGCACGCTGTTGCCGAACAGCCAGACGCGATGGCCGCGCTCAATGCCCGACCGGGCCTGCAGAGGCATCTGCTTGGCGTTCTTGAAGCGCTTCCAGAAGTCGTGCTTGTTGACCAGACGCGCCTCGGGGTCGATGGAGCCGCTCGGGCCGCGCCCAGTGATCTGGTGCGCGAGCAGGGAGTTGGCCTCGTTCGCCGAAGGCCGCTGCACGACGTCGTTGGCCAGATCGAAGGTCATCGCGTTGATGACGGGCTCGTAGAGGTCGTCCACGCGCAGGCGAGCCTGCTCGAAGATCGGAGGCTTGACGCCCTCGAACATCGGGTCCGCCGGGCTAGACGAGGCGAAGGGCTCACCCGCCGCCGCGTCCACCGGGTCCTTGTAGAAACCGGTGAAAGTGAAGTTCAGCACCGGGAACTGCCCCGCGGTCATCTCGATGTCGAACGTGCCAAAGGCACCGGTCATCTCGTGCTTCAGGCCATCGAAGTACAGCTCCAGCGAGATGCTCTCGAAGCCGTCGGACACGGGGTCGTAGGCGAAGCCCGTGGGATACACCCGGACCAGCCACTTCTGCCCCTGCGTCAGCGAAGTGAACGTCGGCGTCGCCGACAGGCCCTTGCTGCCGATGGTCAGGGACGAGCCGGACGTGATCGAGACGGCGGTCTGGGACGAATCGAGAGTCGGGTTGTCCGGAGTGATGTCCACGGCCTCGCTGCCCGAGGTATCGTTCACCACCTTGATCTCGTAGGTGATGACGTCATCGAGGTTGGTAAGCGAGGCGGAATCAGGGGACCAGGTAACCGGGTTGTCGGCGTGGCCCGTGTTCTCGATCTCCAGGAAGTCAGAGACCTCGGGACTGGTCAGGGAGGTTTCGGCCAGCCCACAGGCGCGCAGAAGACGGGAGATGCGGGGCTGGTCGCCGTCCGAGCCGCTGTCCTGGACGCCGGACCCCTTCAGCTCGGTCTGGAAGGTGATCTGGGCGGCCTCGCGGCCAACCACCTGCGCCAGCGGCGAGATGTCGTCGCGGGCGAACTCGCGCTGCTGCGTGTCGAAGTTCGGAGAGAAGTCCGGGTTGTTCACGAGGACGACGTCCGCCGTGTAGTCCATCCCCGGATTGGTTCCGAAGGTGTTTTCCAGCTTCGCCGCGAGCACGGCCCGCCGGGTAAGCAGCGGCTTCGTCAGTGCCATCCTTGGTCGCCTCCTTGCGTATCCTTACTGTGCCACCGCGTTCACGACCTTGCCGGAACCATCGGTGATCTGCTGAATCTTTGCCGCCATCGTGGCCACGGCGTCGGCCACCTCGCTGGCGCGGTTCTGGGCGTCCGTCGTCGAGACGGTTGGCGAGGTCGATGCGAAAACGGCCGACCCGGACGTGGCCGAGAGCGCCCGAACGGTGCTGTCGTAGTCGAAGGTCGGGTAGCTCGCAGGGACGCTCAGGAGCGTGACGCCGACCGCCGTCGCAAGGCGGTTCACAGCGGGGGTCAGATCGACCAACGCACCCCGCATGTCGTCCAGCCGGGACTGGGCGGTGTCGAACGCCACCGAAGACGAAGACGACGAGAACGACGTGGTGATCGACGGGACGTTGGTCGGAGATCCAGAGCCCCCGCTGTTGTCGGTCAGACCGCCGACATCGATGTCGCTCTCGATGTTGTTCACCTGAAGCGCCAGCGAGGCGATCGCATTTTGGACGCTGGAGAGGAAGCCGTCGTAGTCCGGCTGCATCGGGGCGACACCCCCGGACCCCGTGAAGCTCGTATAGTCCTGAATCTCGGGAAGCGTGTCCCCGTTTGGCGTTCCGCCGCTGCTGTCCGCTGGGGTCGTGAGGGACGAGGCCCGGTCGGCCGTGATGTACTGCAGTGCGGAGCGCAGGACGTTGCTCAGGCCGTCATCGCCCGCCGAGTAGACGTTGGCGTTCCCGGAGAAGTGGTTGTTGCGAACCGTGGCGGTCATGTCGAAGCACCTCCGTGTGTAATCCTTGGGTGCGGCAAGCTAGGTGACCTTCACCCGCTTGCCTTCGATGTAGCGAAAGCGGCCTCCCTGCCCCTTCCGGTAGGGCACGTGCTCCGCCTCCGTCGCTGCCCGCCGGGCCTTTCGGCGGGGTGTTGCAGTTGATTGCACCGGCTTTGCCGCCTGCGCGGCTGGCTTCGCGAGATCAACTCTACGCGTGCCGGTATCCTGTTCATCGTCTTCCATCGAGAACCTCCGTGCTCACTGGTTCACTTTAGAGCCCGCGCCTCGGGTCCGTGTTGAGATGCCGGTAATCGATGTTGAGCACGACCGCGGCGTTCGCCGTCCGGTCGTCCCCGTCGATGATGTCCATCTCAACCGACTGCACCCGCGTATCGAGGGCGGTGCCATTCAAGCTCCGGTCCTCGCCGACGCGCCGCTCGACCACCCCGGCCAGCTCATCCATGACGTCCTCGGGGTTGCCCGACCCGGCATAGGCATAGAGCTGCACCACGGCCTGGAGCCGCTTGTCCGTCACCGGGTAGTTCAGGCCCGCCACCTGGTCCTGCGCCCAGCGCACCGCAGCGGCGGCCTTCTTGTTGCCCAGGCGGTCCGGGAACGGCCCACGCACCACCATGGAGAAGGACGTCGGGTAGGGGTCATCCACGGGCTGACCCTCGCGGATGCTTTCCAGCCGCTCAGTGAGCTGCTGCAAGACCTCGTTGCGCACCGTGTTAGCCATTCATGATCCTCCTCGCCACGCGCTTGCGCGCCGGGCCGATGAAGCGCCCCCTCGTGTCGAAGAAGGTCTGGCCCATGCCCAGACGCGGCGGGATCGTGACTTCCTTTCTGAGGAGGTAGAGCGGCACGATCCCATTCCCGCGCCGCTGGAAGATGAGCAGGTTGCCCTTCCGGCTCTCCTTCACGAAGGTGTTGGGCCAGTCCCGCGCGCTTGCCTTCTTCTTGGTCCCCTGGCTGGTGAGCGCAGCGTCCAGCGGGATCGTCATGTACCCGTCTTCTTTGGTGATGGTCGCGCCTTCCTCCTGGACGGCGGCGTAGCGCAGATCGGAGCCAATTACCCCGACCAGCTCGTCGATGGTCGTGCCCGTGACGTTCACGGACTCTCGGATTGACTTCAGCAGATCCCCGCTGCGCTTCCGCAGGCGCTTCCGTGAGCGGCTCTGGCCAGGGCTGTACGGGCGGCTGTGCCGCTGGGTGAGCTGCTCTTCGACCTTCTGGAGGTGATCGAGAACCAATTCACGGAGGTCTCGGGGGAGCTGCTCAATGCTCCGCTCCAGGCCATCCGCGCGCTCTTGCAAGCCCTCGCTGGCCTCGAATTGCGCGCCGCGGAACTCCAGATCGAAGTCGAACTTGAGATCGTCCGCCATCACCCCTCCAACGCCGGGAAGGCATCCGGCTGGTAGCGGATATGGGGGTTGATGAGGTCCTGAATGTGCATGCGCAGCGTGCTGGTGTCCGCGCTCGCTTCGTCCGATGAGACGTTTTTGGCAAGCCAGTGGTTCTGAGCGCGCAGCTTCCACATGACGAAGTTGATGGCCGCCTCCTCCAGCCACATCGGCACGTCCTGATATACTGGCGGCGTGGCCGTATCCGCCTTCAACCCCGCGTCGTATGTGACCTGCACGTAGACCTCGCCCGGCAGGACGTCGTGAAGGTCGAAGATGTTCCACGGGTGTTCGTAGAACTGGTGGTCGTGCGGGCGGCGGTGGACTGAGATGACACCCTTCGGCTTGTCGGCGAACACCTGGGGCGTGATATCGGCCCCCTGTCCGTCCCTTAGGGTCCGGAGGTCACCGGCCACGCGGACGCTCGACACCCCGGACGCCAGCCCCTGGCGCAGCTGAAGCGTGACCTTGGATGGGGTGCCGACAATCCTCGTCCGGTCGATGAAAAAGGTGTCGGTTTGCCCGGACACTTCATCGAAGGCGGTGCGAAGCATGTTGCCCAGGTTCACCGTCGCGGACTTGAGCATGTGCTCCAGCAACCGGTTCACGTCATCGATGTCATCCGCGCCGAGGATTGCCCGCACGGTCGGCACGTCGGCTAGCAACATGCTTCGCACCTCTGCACTTGATTGCAGCGCTTAGACCTTCACGCCCGTCTCGGACGCCTCGCCCTCGGACGCGCTCCTCGCGGGACCGCCATGATCGCCGGTGTCTTCCTCGACGGCCTTCTCGGTGGGCTGGCCGAGCTTGTCCTTGCGCTTCTGAGTGTACTCGACGCGGAAGACCCCGGTCGCCTCCAGCTGTTCCCCGATCCCAAGAGGAACATCGCGGGGCTGACCGCGGTTGAAAGTGTGGTCCTTGTATTTGTAGAGGCGGGGCCCCTGCAGCAGGACGCGCGCGAAGTCGCTTGCCTTTGCCATCCCTGGCTCCTCCCTGGCTCGAAACAAATTGGACGGGGCCGAAGCCCCGCCCAACTCTGTGACCGCGCTACGTTACCCCGTCAACGTCACGCGGGGGCCCCGATGTTCTTGTAGCGGACGGCCGCCTCGGACTCCTCGACGGAGACCGCGACACGGGCAGTGACCACGATGTCGTAGGCCCGCGCCGTGATGTCCTTGTCGAACTCCATCGAAATGTCGCGCTGCGTGCCGAAGATCAGGTTGCTGGGGTTGGTGGTCAGCGCGTCCGCGTTGGCCAGCTGACCCACGCTCTCCAGCGGGATGCCGTACGGGGAGACCTGCCGGTTGCCGTCCACGGCCTGGTCACCCAGCGCCGTGCCGCGGTCCGCGAGCGTGTCCTTGTAGGCGATCTCCTGGTCGTGGCTCACATAGTGGCGCATCGACTGGAGCTGCTGCTTGTACTGGTTGTCCAGCGCGAGCATGCCGTCGCGGAACAGCGTCTTGTCGATGGCCGTGCTGGCTCGGTCCACGACGTTGCCGTTGTTCTCGACGGTCTTCAGCCAGCCGTCCTGGAGCGCCAGGTAGGAGTCCGTGCTGGAGGTATCGCCGTAGACGGCCAGCTCTTCGAGGTCGATGGAGGCGCGCTCAGCGATCAGGTCGATGAGCGTGCCCTTCAGGCCCTCGGGGTCGCGGGCATTCGGGTCCTCGTTCTGAGCCGCCTGAGCGCGCTCGATGTTGTCCTCGAGCACGTCGTAGGGGAGGCGAACCCAAGCCATCGTCTCCTCGGTCTTGAGCTTGACCTGCTCGGTGCTCGGCTTCGACCGCTTGCTGTCCGCCGGGGACGTGTTCGCGGAGGGGGCCGCGAACATGATGCGGCTGCCGAAGCCGATCTTGTTGATGTTGCGCTCGGGCGCGGTCATCTCGACCACGCGGGCGGAGTTCAGAAGGCTCGGCTGAATCCGCAGCTTCCGGTTGAAGCGGTTCGCCTGCTCAGCCGTCAGCTTGCCGCCGTTGCTCTCCAGATCAGAGACGGCAAGGTCTGCCTTCATCAGGTTCTCGTTGCTCGCCATCGTTGAGCCTCCTTGCTCTTCCTCGCTCGCTTACTGGCGTGTCAGGCCGGTGTCCATCAGGGGCGGGCCTGCGGCCTTGCCGTCCCCGGCCTTTCGCAGGCGGTCCGCTTCAGGCTCCGCGGGGACTTCGCTGCCGACAGCCTTCTCGGTCTCGACCAGTCGGCTCTCGGTCTTCTCCACCCGCTCGGTGGTCTTCTGCACCTCGCTCTTGGTCTCGGCCAGTTCCTTGGAGATGCCGTCCATCGATTCCTGCAGGCCCTTTAGCGCCTCCTGCATCTCCTTGACCACCTGCGGCGTCTCGGCCTGGTTGCTCTCGGAGTCCGCTTCCGCCTCGGTGCCGCTGCCCTTCTGACAGCCGCAGTCGGAGCAGCCGCAGCCGTCCGCCGACTTCTCCTCGGTGTCGTAGTTGCACCCGTCTTCCTTCCCGGCCTCGACAAGATCGTCGACCGAGACACTGCTGAGGACGCTCGCAAAGCCCTCGAGACGCGGCATGGGCGGGCAGTCGATGCCAGCGCGCAGGATCTGCTGGACCGTGCTTACGCTGATGTTGCCGAAGCCGCGCGCCTCGCCCGAGTTCTCCGCCATCTCGTTGAGAACCTGATCCTCGGCTTCGCTGCGCTGGCTTTCATCGGCGTCGCTGCCCGCGCGGTTGTCGACCTCGGCCTTCACCGCATCGTTCAGAACGCTGGCGAGCTTGGACCCCTTCACCTGATGGGTGTCCTCACCCGCGGCCTCCGTGCCGCCCCCGGCGTCCTTGTGCGCGTCGATGTCGATGGTCTTGAAGACGTCCTGAGGCAGATTGCGCGCGGCCTGCGCGATGAAGGTCTGCGCGTCCGAGAAGACCTTCTCGATCTTGCTCGCCGCTTCGTCGGGCGAGGAGGCCTGATCGAGGGTGTTCATGACGGCACGGCCGACGACATCCATGGCCATGCCCAGAGACGGCATGAAGCCCTCGGTGTTCATCAGCTGCTTAAAGTCGGTAGTCTCGAGGTCCATCGGGTCGAAGAACTTGGAGACGTTCACGACCTCGTACGCGATGGTGTCGTCGGCCTTGTACACGACCTGGTCCGACACCTTCATCTTGGTCGGCTGGCGGTAGATCACCGCCTCGTCCGTGGTCTCGACGTTCTCCACCTCGAAACCCTGCTTCGAAAGGGCCGCCTTGGCCGCCTCCTGATCCGCGTCCTTGCTCACGATCACGGCGGTGACCGCAGGCTTCGGCGAACCCTTGAACAGGTTGAGACTGTTCAAATCGATACCCATGTCGCCGTCCTCCTTGACGATCCTGAACGGAATTCCGTTTGCACCCCGACGCACTAGCGACACGCGATGTGCCTCGGCGTCGTGGATTTCTCCGGCGTCGATTCGCTTCCTAGTTGCCATGGATCACGCTCTCCACATAGCTGAAGCGGTGCCTGTGCCCGTCACCCGCCGGATCGGTGACCGTGGACTGCGAAATCGTGTGGACGTGACCGTCCGGGCCCTGATCCGTGACGCCGCCGATGAAGTTCCCGCCCTCGTCGAAGTGGACGTAGAAGGTGTGGCTGTGGTCCTCGTCCGTGACCGTCTTGCCGACCACCAACGGCTGCACCTGAATGTCCAGCTGGCCGGGGCGAAGTTTGCCCATCGCCTCGTAGCTGAAGCCGTTGATCTCCCCGTCCTTGACCTGCTTCCAGAGGTTTTCGTCGGCGATCTTGACGCCCATGACCCATGCACCAGGGATGAAGTCCGGGTCCCCGTCGCGAGCGATGAAGCTCTCGACGACGTAGGCTCCGTGGCTCTCGTCCTGGTCGTGCCCCACGTCGATCGCCGACGTCTTGCCCTCAGCGATGAAGGCGTGGGCCATCTTCCGGATTTCATCCGAGGTCATGTAGTGGCCGTGCGCGTCCGGGTGACCGGGGGCATAGACCTCGCCCCAGACGATCTGTAGTTCGTCGCTGGACTTCGAGACGTTCACGTCCTTCGTGCTCGTCGCGTTGTTCATCGCGCCGATGCACGCCTGTATCGCCTCGCTCTCGGAATCCCCGCGCTCCAGCGCCTCGTTGGCCGCGCTCACGCAGGCGCGGCGCTTGGGCTTCGATTTATCTATCGCCGGGTTCGGCGGATCGTCGACTGTCCACGGCATCCATGCAGTTCCTTTGCCTGCTTACGGCTGTAGCTCCGCCCGTAGGCATGTCCACCATCTCTTGCAATCAATTGCACAGTCTGTGTTCCAGGCGATTCAGCTGGGCAGGATTTGGACTTGGCCCTTCCGCCAGAGGAAGCGATTGTCTTCCGCCGCGACGCCCGCGATGACGTCCTCGAATTGCTTGCGGATGGCCTTCTGCTGGTCGAGCTGCTCGATCACCAGCTTTGTTCGACCGTCCGCGGTCTGGGTCACCTCGACCACGCGGAAGCTCTGACCTCGATCAAGGATGACCTCGCGCTGCTCCGTGTCGCCGGGGGCGGCTTTCGCCCCCTTCTCGGCGAGGATCTCGACGAGCACCCCGGCAGACCCCAAGGCGGCCAGCGCAACGCCCGCATCGAGCGAGGCGGAGACAAACGCGGCATCGGCGAACCGCTCCCCCTCCGCGATCTCGTCGCCGTGCACCTGCGTCAGCGAGGTCGCCGCCCGATAGAGGCGCGTGTTCTGCGGCAGCGACCCCGTCTCCACAAGCCGGTCCATTTCGGCGAGCCTGGCCCGGATGAACGCGTCGAACTCATCGTCCCGCCGGATAGGTGTGCCGCGCAGGTGCCTGTTGATGGCGGCGTGCTGTCCACCGACATACTTCTCGATGACGGTGTCGGCCTCACCGGGGCGTTCCCCCGAGTAGAAGCGCCTCCGCCAGTCCTGGAACTGCTCCGTGCCCTGCCCGCTCAGGTCCGCGAAATCCGGCGGTTGTTCCGGGGCGGGTTCGCGATCCTGCTCGCGAACGCGCGTGCCCGTCGGGATCAACTCTGATTCCGTGCCCGCGCGCTTGAGGATGCCCCGGCACCGGGGGTGGTAGGGCGGCGTGTCCAACCCGGCGTTCTGCAGGTCCGAGGGGGACATGCTGTATAGACGGTCGAGCGCGGACTGGGACTGCCCCGGCCAGGGGGCGAGCTGTTCCAGTTCCTTGGGGTCTTCGGTTTGGAGGACGCGCGGGAGGCGCTGCAGGGCCTCCTCGACCTCGAATTCCTTGCCGTGCATGTAGCGGCAGACGGGGCAAATGCGCGTATCGAGCACCTCGGACACCTGGTAGCGCGTGATGTTCTTGCGTTGGGCCTCAACGAGGAAGCCCATGCTGGCCAGGCGCGAGGCCGTGAGGTTCGCCCCGATGTCCGTCATGTTGCGCCCGGCATCGAGAGCCGTCTGCCGGATGCGGTCCTCGAGGCTCTCCGCCTTGGCGATGCTGTTCCGGACGGGACCCACCTCAGACCTGTCAGCGCTCTGCGCCTCTGCAATCAGTTGCAGCACCGCGTTGCGCACGAACGGCGTGGCTTCGTCGCGCAGGATGCGCTCCAGTTGGTCGAGGCTGTCCTGCCGCGCCTGTTCCAGCGTCTCGCGTCCTTGAACCAGCCCGGTCTGCCCGAGGTCGGATACCTGACCAGCGCCTTGCAGCAGCGCGGATATCCCGAGTTCATCAAGACGATTCCGCTTCGCCTCGACGATGCCTTCCAGCGTGAGGCTCTGGGCAGCATCGCGGGCGGTGAGGAACTCCCCGCTGGACACGGCCCCCACGATGTCGCGGACCAATGGATTGGCGCGCCTTGTCCAAGCCGCGCGCAGCTCCTGCATCATCGAGTCCTCGACGACGAGGAAGCCGCGTTCACTGGGCATCAGACGCCACCCGTTGCGCCAGCACGCTCAGGGTGCAGCCAGCAAGATCGGAAGCACTCTCCGGGTCGATGTCCGGATCGGTGAACTGCATGGAGGCAAGGATGTTGGAAACCTCGCCCCGATCCGCTTCGCAGAGTTTCTTGTAGCGGCTGTGCAGCTCTTCCAGATGGCTGGTGTCCCGTTTGCGAACCGCCGCCATGAGATCGATAGCGAGCTGGTAGCAGGCCTCCGCGTCATCCACCGATTTCGTAGACGGGCGGGGCGGCTCATCGGGAGTCCCCTGACCGTCCACGTTGGACGTGTCGGCGGTGTCGCTGGTGTTGGTGGACGCGCTGGGCGCTGAGGCCGGGACGACACCATCCGCGCCGACTTCAAGGTTCAGGCCGGAGATTTCGTTGACCTGCTCGATAACGTCCCGCGCCGTGGTGCCGCCGGTCTTCATCGCCAGCTCAAGCGCGCGCAGCTGGCTCTCGCTGTCCTTCAGCTTGAGGGGCAGCGACCGCAGGCGGTACCCCTCGCCGACCAGCTCACGAATGAGGCTGAGGGTGAAGGTCTCGTCGTATTCCTCGCGCTCCGGATTGAAGACCTGAGTCTCGGCCGTGACGTAGGCCGTGAACGCGGAGGCGAAGCTGGTGTCTCCGGAGTTCCCCACGAACATCTTCGGCAGCCGGAAAGCGCCGCGCACGCGCGCCTCGTTGTTGGCGATGTAACGCTCGAACATGGCGTCGTTGACGCGCTCGCTTCCAAAGCGCTCGACGTTCACGCGCACCGTGTTGGCCTGGTCGATGGAGCCTCCCGTGTCGATCGTCTCCAGGATGGCGGCCTGCTGCTTGTCCTTCGACCGGCCCTTCATCATCTGCTCGAGCGCTTCACGCGACTGCTGCGCCAGCGTGCCGCCCTGAACGATGATGAGCGCGGGCGGCACGCCGCCGCGGTCGAAGAACTCGAGGTTGTGCTCCTCGGCCTTACGGGACCCCAGGACCGAAGGCGTCTGAGTGATCCATCGGGGGACGTAGTACGGCGTGTCGACGTCCGGTACGTCGCCGACCATGAAAAGCTGATTGGCGCGCTTGTGCAGCGGCAGGCGCTGGCCCTTCTTGGCCCACTCGCCCGTGTCCTTATCCAGATCACGGGTCGCGCCGAACTCCGCGAAGTAGACCACTTTGGTTCCGCGCATCATGGCGTAGCGGCGCTCGGAGCGCCAAACCTTGTACTCCAGCGTGCGCCCGCCCCGCTGCACGCGGGTCGGCACCTTTACCGGCTCGTCCAGCTTCACCATGCGCACATACTTGGTCTCGACGGGGCGCACGAAGGCGAGCTGGTCGTTGCCGTCGCGCATCACCTCCCAGAACTCCATGCCGGTCGTGTAGCGCTGCCGGGCGGCGCGCTTGCGCTGGCTCGTGAAGCTCTCGCCAGGCCACGGCTGGGCGAGAAAGTCCTCAGCGAAGGCGATGTTAGCGTCCTGCCTGTCTTCCGAGCGGTCGGTGGACCGTTGCACCCGCCAGCCAGTCCCGGCGATGTTAGTGACCATCGCGTCCACCGCCGGGCCGAGGGCGTTGTTCTCGTGGGAAAGACGCTCCAGGAATTCCAGCGAATAAGGGGGTGGGAGGATCACGTTCCCTTTGTGACCGCTGTGGTAGAGGTGCCCGAAGCTGTCCTCTTGCTGGATGGCGTCCGAGCGGATCGCTTCCGCAGAGCCGTCCTGCTTGTGCACCACGGTAGCCTGCATCTGCGAGGGCTTGGGGTGATCCTCGTCCGCCATCCTTGGGCCTCCTATGCCGCGAGAAGCGTTTCTTCCTCGACCTCTTCCATGTCGCCGAGGGTCGGCCCGTATTCGAGGTCCACCGGGAATTCAATCTGCGGCTTCCACCCGAACATGTGCAGCGGCAGGTTCTCGGCGACCTCCTTGACGCGCTTCAGCCAATACAGGGCGTTGTCCGCCTCCACATAGCCGACTCCGGCATCGTGGATCATGCCGATCAGCTGTACCTTGTCGGACGGCAACTCCGCCTCAATGCGTTCCAGAGCCAGCAGGCACATGTCAGACAGGTCAGCTTGCACGCTCGAGTTGATGGCTTGGCGTTCCGCCTTCGAACGCGCCTCCCGGTTCCGGGAGTTGATGGTCGGCAGGTGGCGAATCCGGCCAAGGTGAGAGCGCACGAAACCAAACCGGCGGGCGGTGTCCTTCTCGTGCTCGTGCCAGTTCAGGAGGCGCGGATAGGTCTGGAAGAAGCGGTCCCGCCAGTCCTCGGCCTGCTGCTCCGTGAGATGGACGCCGTAATTGTCGCGGGCATAAACACGGAACGATGGGGCCATCATTCCGTAAATCATGCCGAAGTTAACGGCTTTCGCATTGTCGCGCGCGGGCTTCCACGTCTTCTTATCGTGCTTGATCCGCTGGGCGAGGTCGTCGGCCTTCAGATCGTTGATGTTCGCCCCCGTCACGAGGTGCAGGTCACCGTGGCCATGCTTGTAGGTCTCGAGCATGGTCGGCTCCTGCGCGCGCTCCGCCGTGACGCGCAGTTCGCCCTGCGAGAAGTCGAAGGCGAAACACAGCATGCCCGGCGGTGCCGGATAGCAGTCGCGCAGACGGCCAGCCCACTTCGTCTTCTTCGGAAGGGTCTGGAACGCCGGGTCCTTGGCGCTCAACCTGCCGGTGACAGTGCCGGCTTCCTTGTCATCCTTCTGACCCTCGAAGTCGCCGTGAAACAGCATGTAGCTGGGGTGAAAGCGCCCGTCCGGGCGGCGGTGCTTGAGAAAGCCGTCCACGAAGGTGTTCAGGGTCTTCCGCGCGCCACCCCACTCCTTGAGGATGCGCACCATCTCAGCGGCATCGGGGTTGTCCGCAAACTTGTTGAGATGTGTGCGCTCGGTGCTCGGCTCCCGCGTCTTCTCCGTGAAGTCCACAGGTTTGAGGTTCAGGCCAGTGGGGCCGAAGAAATACTCCTTGATGACGGAGGGCCGCGACAGGCTCAGGTCCTTGTTGTACTTGGCCTTCAGCCGGTTCGGCATCAGGTCGATGGCTTCCTGCTCGCGCGCCGCGATGTATTCCTTCAGCTCGTCGCGCAGCGATTCCATCTTCTGCTGATCCACGAGCACCCCGCGGTACTCGATGTTCTCGAACGTCCTCGAGACGGGGTGGAGGAGGTTCACGTAGAAGTTCGCGAGCTTCTTGTCCTTCTTGATCTCCTCGCGCATGGCGTGGCCGACGCGCTTGGTGACGTCCGAGTCCCCGGAGCTGTAGACCAAGAACGTGTCGGGGCTGGTCTCGGCCAGCGCGGCCATGTCCTCCTTGTCCTTCTTGGATACAGCCGCGTCGTAGCCGCCCATTTCGGTGTAGTGCTTGGCGTGGTTTTCCAGCTTGTTGTTGCGGTTCTCGTCCAGCAGGGAGCCGAGCAGCAGGGTGTCAGCGGTAAAGTTGGAGCACGTCAGACCCCACTGGACTCGCATCCACAGGATGTCGAACTTCAGGTTCGCGCCCCAGACCTTCACC